TTATGGCGATAGGCCGTATGGTAACCAGTCCAGAAGACAAGCCTTCAGTTTACGAAACGCGGGGCGTTTTGATTGTGTGAAAGGATAAAAGAATATGAATTTAATTGGACTCTCAATTGGACTTTTAATCGGATTTGTAATTACGGCAATTGCTGCCATAATGATTCTGCGTTAATAAGTGAAAGGATAAGAGAATGGCATTATATTATGATTCAAAGGAGAAACAACCCCAATGTCCTGATTGTGGCGGCAAGCAATATAGAAGAATGCACATTGAGGATTGTTATGTTCTGGCCAGTAATGGACACGCTTATTTAAGAGAAGATTTCTTAACTTGTATAAAATGCAAAGAAACCCATCCACTTAAACAGGCGAAAGGATAAAGCGGGGGTGTAGCTCAGTTGGGAGAGCGCTGCTTTTGCACGGCAGTTGTCGTGGGTTCGATTCCCTCTGCCTCCATTAACGCCGGCGGTACAATTTATTAACCGAGTCTGGGAATAGCCGACCCAGAGCGCGAAATTGGCAGTAGGTAGAGGCTTGCGCCGCCCTTCCTGCCCGCTGGCGTTTATTTGATAGCATATCACAATTTTGTGATAAAATATAGACACTGCTTGACTTCACTCGGTAGAGGGGGGAGAGATTTGAAAATTTTAGACAAGGCCGCTGCGTGGTTTGGCTATGAAAAAAAAGCCGAAGGGCGCAGTCCGTGGGACAATTTCTGGTATACCGACCCGCAAACCGGATTCCGTATGCCGCAATCGATGTGGTTTGGCGTTACGCCGGATAGTGCAATGCGAGTCGCGGCGGTGCTGGCGTGCGTGAGAGTGTTGGCTGAGACGATTGCTTCATTGCCGTTGCATATTTATCGAAGGCTGCCAAATGGGGGCAAGGAAAAAGTACCTGACCATCCGTTATATAATCTTTTGCATCTTCGGCCTAATCGCTGGCAGACGAGTTTTGAATGGCGGGAAATGCTCGAAGGGCATCTGGCCTTGCGGGGTAATGGTATTTGCGAAAAGATACCAGGGCCGGGCGGGACAATAAGCCAGTTAATACCTTTGCATCCTGACGGATTTAAGAAAATTGAATTACTTGATAATGGTGTTGTTCGATACACCTACCAACAGCCAAATAACTTTAATCGGCCAGTAAATACTGAAGAAAGAATTTTGCACAGCAACGAGGTTTTTCATCTTAGGGGATTGTCTTCTGACGGCGTTGTGGGCTTGAGTGTTGTGGCTTTGGCTGCCGATACAATCGGATTATCGAAAGCGGCGGAATTGTTTGGCAGTAAATTCTTTTCCAAGGGCGCGAAGGCCAGCGGCGTGCTTGAACATCCTGGCAATTTAAGCGAGCCAGCCCATAAGAATTTACGGGAATCCATACAGAACCAGATAAGCGGAGAGAATATACATAGCCCCTTGATTTTAGAAGAGGGAATGACGTGGAAGCAATTAAGCGTAACGCCCGAAGATGCCCAATTTTTAGAGACGCGGAAATTTCAAGTAACGGATATTGCACGAATTTTCCGCATTCCCCCACATATGATAGGAGATTTGGAACGGGCCACGTTTACTAACATTGAGCACCAATCCTTAAACTTTGTAATTCATACTATACGGCCCTGGCTCGTGCGTTGGGAACAGGCAATAAGCAGGGACTTAATTGCTGATGACGAATACTTTGCGGAGTTTCTTGTTGACGGTCTTCTTCGCGGCGATACCAAATCGAGATTTGAGGCTTATGGCAAGGCGATAACGGACGGATGGTTGAGCCGTAATGAAGTCAGGGAATTGGAGAACAAAAATCCGCAAGAGGGACTGGACGAATATTTAGTGCCATTGAATATGGCTCCGGCGGGCGAGGAAAAAGAGGAGAACCAAAATCAATCCAAAATATTCAATACTCTTTTTGACGATGCGGCGGAGCGAATGGCCAATGCAGAAATCAGAACCATAGAAAACAGGATTGATAAGGCTGCTGAGGACAGAGACAAATTCAATAAATGGATTAAGAGCTTTTATAAATCTCACGCGGTTTATATAACAAAAGTCCTTGCCCCGTTAAGCGAGGCCCTGTGGGAAGAAACGGGCGAGAGCCTGCCATTAGAGGAAATAGTCCAAGGATTAGTTTTCGATGGCATTGCCAGTTTTACAGAAACAAAAAGCAACCCTGTTGATGTACTAACGGCTTGGAAAGAGTCAAGAAAAGCGTTTATTATATATAGGTTAGAAAGGGCGAAAGATGCCACTTCCAAAACCACGTAAAGACGAGAAACAGAACGATTTTATAAGTCGCTGTATGAGTAACGATACAATGAAAAAGGAATATCCCGACAACAAACAACGACAAGCCGTTTGCTTCCAGCAGTGGCGGAACAAAGACAAAAAGAAAAGCGAGGCTTCAATTCCTGTTTTCCCTGTTATTTACGGCAAGGTCTGGGCGATTAGGCCGGAAGTATTAGAATATTTGGCACATAGCACCTATAGTTCTGAAACCATATCAAAATTCGAGGCACGAGTTGCGTCAAAGTTTTCTGATACAAAGGGCGATGTTGCAATCATACCGATTCAAGGAGTTATTACGCCGAAGGCAAGTATATTATCGATGCTTTTTGGCGGGGCCCCGTTAAACATTCTTAATGCACAATTCGATTCGGCTGTTTCAGACAAATCTATTGGGGCTATAGTTCTCGAGATAGACAGCCCCGGCGGTAGTGTTTTTGGCATTCACGAATTTGCCGACAAAGTTTATAGCGCAAGGGGAACCAAGCCTATCATAGCTGCTGTTAATTCTATGGCCGCTTCTGCTGCGTATTGGATTGCCGCCTCTGCCGATGAGATTGTAATGACGCGAAGCGGGGAAGTAGGGTCTATCGGTACTTACGCCGTACATGCAGATGAATCAGAACATCTGAAAAAAGAAGGCATTGCCGTAACTGTTTTGAAGGCGGGCAAATTTAAGGCACAAGGTTTACCGCACGAACCACTAACTGATGACGGCAAGGCCGAGATACAGGAGAGGATTGATGATTATTATTCTCTGATGGTTACTGATATTGCACAAGGCAGAGGAGTTGCGGCTGCAACAATTAAGGACGGCTTCGGGCAGGGCAAAATAGTCGGGGCAATACAGGCCAAAGAAATGGGAATGGTTGACCGCATAGCGACTTTTGAGCAGGTAATAACACGATTAGCGGCCAAGCCAAAACGCTCTAAATGGGCGATGCGTAAAAAATTAGAATTGAGATAAGTCTGCACGTTTCACTCGGCAGGGGGGACGGCGGAAGAACTTTTAACACTTCAGGGGGGAATTTTATAATGAACAAAAGACTTGCAAAATTGCAAGAGGAACACACTGCGCTTTTAGCTCAGATGAGGGATTCGCTTGATTTACTGGATAAGGAATCGCGCGAACCGACAGAGGATGAGCAAACAAGTTATGACGAGCTTGAAGTACAAGTTGATGCTCTTGCAACAAAAATCGAACAAGAAAAGAAGCTGCAAGAACAAGAATTGCAGGCAAAGGTCGTTCAGGTCGGACTGGATACTACTTCGGACGACTTGGGTAATCGTATCGAATCGCAAACCGAGGGTTTTGAAAAAGACCCTAAATGTGGCTTTCGTGACTTCGGCGCTTTTGCCCTTGCAGTCCAACGGGCGATGACGCCTGGTGTGGAACAAATTGCCACCGATGTACCGAGGCTTAACTATCTCGCCGCCGCTACTGGTATGAACGCGACTATCGGCAGTCAGGGCGCATTCCTTCTGCCGCAAACATTCAACTTGGCTATCTGGGACAAGCTGCGGCAGGACGAAGAGAACCTGATGAACAAATGCGACCGCTACACAGTCGAGGGCGAATCTTTGACATTTAACGCCAATGCCGAAACCAGCAGGGCAACAGGTTCTCGTTATGGAGGCATCCAAGCATATTGGTTAGGTGAGGCTGAACAGAAAGACCATAGCAAGCCTACTTTCCGGCAAGTCAAGATTGAGCCGAAAGAGCTTGCCATTCTCATTTATGTCACTGACAAGTTACTTCGCGGCGCTGGCATTGCTTTATCACAGTACCTTATTAAGGCTGCAAGTGACGAAATCGCTTTTATGGTTAACGATGCGATTATCAACGGTAACGGTTCAGGCCAGCCGTTAGGTATTATTCCTTCTGGTGCTGAAGTTTCGGTGGCAAAAGAAGGAACGCAAGCTACTGGTTGCGCCACTATCGTAACGGAAAATATCGTTAAGATGTGGGCACGTTGTTTGGCGCGGGCGAGAAGGCGCAGTATATGGCTAATCAATCAATCCTGCGAACCACAACTTATGACAATGACTCTGAATGTCGGAACTGGCGGAGCGCCGACTTACTTGCCAGTGGGCGGCCTTAACACTTCGCCTTATGCGACATTGCTTGGCCGTCCGGTTTTGCCGTGTGAATGGTGTGCGGCGGTAGGTACGGTTGGTGACATTATCCTCGCTGACCTTGGCTATTACTGCCTTGGAACCAAAGGCGGCATAATGTCAGATATGAGCATCCATCTTAGATTTGATTACAACGAAACCGTATTTAGGTTTGTGTATGAAGTAGATGGCCAGCCTTGGACAGCTTCTCCGCTAACCCCGTACAAAGGAGCAACCCACACAGTTGCCCCGTTTGTAACCTTGGCGACAAGATAAGCCAAGCATAAATTTTAAGGAGGTTAATAATATGAGTAATATTTGTTTACCAGAACATTTTAAGATAGTACAGGGCGCAGCTCCAATTACAACCAGTTCGGCGGTGACGGGCGATTACGTTTCGTTGAAAAACGTGCATCGGATTTGGATAATTTTTGAGCTTAACCAAGCCGTTGGTCACTCCACAATTTGTAGTGCAATGCGGGCTACGGCGGTCTCTCCGACTGGGGGAACTGCGATGACGGAAGTTTGTAAAATTTGGGAGAACGAAGATACTGGCTCAACTGATACCCTTGTCAAACAAACAGATGCGGCCAACGTTACGGTAACGGATGACATAAAAGACAAAACAGTTGTTTTCCAGATTGACCCCAATGATTTAACAGCTACTTTTGATTGTATTGCTGGCAAAACATCTGCAAGTTCGCAGTCAACTAACCACGTTTCGATAACTTACATACTCGAAACTCGTTATCCGCAAGCAACGCCACCGACAGCGATTACAGACTAAAATTGGCAACAGGGGCCGGAGCGACCTTCGGCCCTAATTTTTTAGGGGGGAAAAATAATGGTTCAATATAATAATCCATTACACGCATCCTGGCTGAATGGCAGTTTGATTCTTGCTCCGGGCGGTTTTTACGGCAAGCAGTATTTTGTGGCCGAGAACGGTGGGAACGATAGCAATAACGGCGAATCATGGGATACGGCGTTCGATACGCTTGCCGTTGCTCTCGCCGCCTCTCACGCTAACATCGCCTTAACAAATAACTGGGGCAAGCGGAATGTTATTTATTACGCACAGGACGGCCAAGAGGAAGATTTAACAAAGTTGGCGCAAAAGACGGACGTGGTCGGTTGTGGCACAATGTCGCAACATCCGCGTCCCCGACTTGACGGTAATCATGTTTGCGAAGCACAGGGGACTGCTGACTATATGGGGTGTCGGTTTTTCAATATCGAGTTTTACGGCCAATCGGCAGGAATTATAATTGATATTCCCGCCAATCAAAACGGTATCGAATTTTGGAATTGCGTTTTCTCGGCGACTAACAGTGCGACCATAGGAATAAGGGCCGTACAAGCTCACGACATGGTCATAAAGCTCTGCTGGTTTGACCCGAATACATCGGGCACAGCTTTTTCAACAGCGGCTGTTCAGATTAACGCCGGTTCTTTAACTAACTTTTTGATGGAAGATTGCCGTGTTATTAGCGGCGGTATTGGTCTTGATTTTAATTGTACTGCCGGACAAGCCCTAAATTGCTGGTGCAATGACAATTACATTCGTTCTGCTGGTATGCCTATTGATGACGAGGGCGACAATCTTTATGTAGTCAACAATCGAATGTCTACGGCTCTTAATGAAAACGAAGACACTGGTTGGTCATTTAATACCCTTTTGGCCTCTGGTAATATTGTTTCGGCTGCCAATGGTTGTCACAATGTCCCGGATATTCACGATGCCGATTAAGGAGTAAATTATGACAGTAAGAATGGTGGCGACTATAAAGCGCTTCATCGGTCTGTCAACGGATGCTAAGCCAATAGATGATGTCACTGGTGAGCGTGTTCAGGATGGTTCGACCTTTCTTGAAACTGATACCGGCAAGGAATTTCTTTATGATGCAGAAGAGGGATGGGTTGAACATGACCGCACCCAGCTTTTACGCGGCGGCGCATTGTTTACGAGCGTATTCGATACCGTTGCGGCCGATAACGCCGAGTCCGTTATAACGGAATTGAAAATAATGAATCTACACCTGGCGAGTATGTCAGGTGAAACCTTTAATGTGGGGGATGTATAAATGAATATTACAGGAATTGACGGGACTATAGCCGAGGTCAATAGTTCCAATCAAATAGAAACAAGCGGTGTATCTGTGTCGGCAATGCACGAAGCGTCACTCAGGGGCGATGCTTACTCGTGGACTTCTATCACAAGCGACATAGGCACGGGCGATACTGCACTGCTTGTCCAAAATACCTCAAAAACTCGCAAGCTGGTTATCGAGAGTATATATGCCTATGGCGATGTGCCTTCCTTGCTGAAAATTCATTGTCCTATTCCAGCTACGTGGTCGGGCGGTGCGGTAGTTGTAGGGGTAAATCTGAACCGTGAAAAATCGGCAGTGCTTGCTGAGGCCATATCGCGGAGCGATGAAGAAGCCTCTACTTTTACAGCCGCCAATACTATCTTAACATTAGCCACAAACGAATTAACAGGCGACCAATTTGGTATATATATTGAACGCTTGCACGGTGGCGGGGTCGTGCTGGGTTATCACGATGCAATTGCAATTGATGTAATTGGTGAAGTCGCAGCTTACGAATCAACTATTACGGGTTATTATATCGATTAAGGGGGGTCAAAATATGAACATTACTGGGACGAAGGGGACTATTGCAAAAGTCAATAGTTCTCATCAAATAGAAACAAAAGCCACAGAAGTCTCACCGATGCGTGCCGCTACCGAACGCGGAGATGCCTTTTCTTGGACTTCTGTGACAGGCAATCTCGCCGCGCTCGCTACGGGATTGCTTGTTGCGAATCTGTCCAAAACACGCCCTTTGGTCATACAAAGTCTATATGTTTATTCTGATGTGCCGACTTTGTTAAAGGTGCACGTTCCCGCTGCGGCCACGTGGGCAGGCGGAACCGAGGTTGTAGGGGTGAACTTGAATCGTGAAATGGCGTCCATACTTCCCGATGCCGTTGCATATCGTGACGAAGGTGGCTCTACTTTCGCGGCCGCCAATACTATTTTAACAATAGCCACAAACGAATTTGCAACCGACCAGTTCGGCGTAAATATTGAAAACCTGCACAATGGCGCAATTATTCTCGGCTACGATGATGCGATTGGTGTTGATATAGTCGCAGATGGGGCTGCTTACGAGATGACTATAAGTGGCTATTACATTGATGCGTAAAAACAGCTACTTGCTCTGTTCATAACGGGGGGAGTTTTATATACCGCCGCGCGGTTTAATTATTCTTTCACTCAGGGCGGTGGGGCGGCCTGCCGCTCTGGATGAGAGGACATTGTGAAAGGATAAAAGATGGCTTATTTAGCAAAGACTTTTTGGGAAACAGATTTTGGCAAGACGTTGGCAGCAATAGTTCCCGAAGGAACTATTCGGGTTGTTATTGACGTAAGTATGGATGAAATTGTTGTAGCCTACTACAAAACTTACGCTCCGAAAAAGATATTAGACCTTGATTGGTCTACGGTATTGGCAACGGCACAAGTTGTGTGCGGCGATGATAAGTACCATGTGGAGATTGTGAAAGGATAAAAGAGGATGCTGTCTTGGCTGGAAGGCAAAAAATGCGATGTCTATTCGCAATTCGGCGAAGACGGATATATCAAAGCCATTTTCGATAAAATCGGCACTACAAACAAATGGTGTTTGGAAGTAGGGGCGTATGATGGCATTTACTTTTCAAATACTCGCCGTTTATGCGAACAGGGTTGGAATGCGGTTTTGATTGAAAGCCAAAAAGGAAGATACGAACAACTATGCAAAAACGCACCAGAAGCTCATTGCGTTAACGCCGAGATAGAACCGATTGGCTTGAACAGCCTTGATGTAATTCTGGCCGAGACACCCGCTCCATTACTATTTGACTTGATAAGTATTGATATTGACGGCAAAGATTATCAAGTTTGGGAAGGTTTGAAAAAATATGCAGGTCGTGTAGTTGTTGTAGAACACGCCTATATGGATACTGGCCTTTCTCTGGGCCAGGCAACGCCACAAGAAATGGAGAAATTGGCTGGGCAAAAGGGATATATAGTTGTAGCCAAAACAGAATGCAACTCAATTTGTGTGCAGAAAATATTAGTGGAAGGATAAAAAGTGGTTAAATTAAATTTAGGAGCAGGCGGCACTGAATTGCCAGGTCACATCGTAATTGACCGCAATATGGGCCAAGAGGTTTATCCGTTGGAATATGAGAATGGCAGCGTTGACGAGATATACGCTTCTCACATTCTGGAGCATTTTGGACACGGACAAGTTTTTGATGTATTAAAACATTGGGTAAGCAAACTTAAAACTGGTGGCCTTATCAGAATAGCCGTGCCTGATTATCACCTTATCAGTGAAAGGTACTTGCAGGGCGAGCGATTTAATGTCAACGGCTATATGATGGGCGGCCAGGTAGACGAAAATGATTATCACAAATCCCTTTTTGACCACAAAACATTGACCCAGCTTATGGAGCAAGCTGGTCTTAAAGATATTAGTGAATGGAAGTCCGAAATAGAGGATGCCGCTGCCTTGTCGATAAGTTTGAATTTGCAGGGCACAAAAAAGGACGAAGTCAAAGAAGAATCCCGCAAGGCGAAATTGGCTGCCGTAATGTCAATGTCGCGTTTGTGTTTTACCGCCAATATGTTCTCGGCGATGCGGGCCTTTTTGCCTTTTGGCGTAGACCTGCACAGATTCGAAGGCGTTTTTTGGGGTCAGGGACTTACTCGCTTAATCGAAAACCATCTTAATGACGGTACGGATTTTGTTTTTACGGTCGATTATGATACTTGGTTTACCAGAGAGCACGTAAAAAAACTTGGCCAGCTTATGGCTGATAATCCCAATGTTGATGCAATGTTCCCTGTCCAAACTGGTCGCAACAATGATTTGCCATTGGCGGGGATGCGTGACGAGAATGGCAATCCCAGAACAAAGGTTAATGTATCTGAATTCCAAAAGCCATTAACACCAATGGATACCGGCCATTTTGGATTGACTATATTTCGGGTATCTGCTTTTAAGAGGTTAAAGAAGCCTTGGTTTTTACCTATACCCGACCCGACTGGCGGCTGGGGCAAAGGGCGAAAGGACGAGGATATTTACTTCTGGAACAATTTTAATGCTTCCGGCTGTAAAGTTTGTATGGCCAACGAAGTTTCCGTGGGTCATCTTCAGCAATTATGTACTTTTCCTGGCCTGCCAGAAGATAATTGGAAACCGACACACATGTATTTAGATAAGCTGGAAGGCGAAGGGTCAATCGGCCCGCCAATCCATTGTATACCAAAAATATAAAAACAAGGGGGGATTATGGCAACGAGCAGAATAGATGGCAATTGTCATATAACGGGAGCGCTTAGTTGCGGTAGTATGGCAATTCCCAGCAGTACAGTGACTGATGATGACGTTGTTGCAGCCACAGGAATTGCCGCATCGAAATTAGAACATCAATTTATTAAGCATCACTCACAGGAGTCAGACACAAAGACTGCCGCCATGGACTATACTATCCACACTGTTTATGGCACAACGGGAACGATACAGGGCTTTGAGGCGGGCACAACTACGCTCTGCACAGGCACTGCCGCCATTACTGTTGACCTCATATTGAATCGGGCCGGTACAACAGTCAGTTGTTTGGACGCAGTCATTACTTTAGACAGCGGTAATACGGTTTATGTGCCGGAGACAGCAACGGTAACTACAACTGCATTAGTTGATGACGACACTATGGAAGTTGTATATACGTCTGCCGATGGTGACGGTGCGGCAGGCAAGGGAGCTTTCGCCTCTATGATTCTGCGAGAGGATGCTGATTAATGGATGCTGATACCTTTACGGTAACGATTTTGCCGACCGCCGAACCTGTAAGTTTGGACGAGATGAAACTTCATCTTCGTGTAGACCATTCCAACGACGATGCCTTGATAACTTCTCTGATTCGGGTAGCAAGGGAATATGCCGAAGATGTAACAGGCAAGGCTTATATCGTCAGGACTTGCAGGCAGACTTATGATTATGGCTGGCCGGAGATTTTTATTCTGCGCCCGCCATTGGCATTGGTCAGTTCGATTACTTATGATTTGGCCGGTACTACCACGACTCTTGCATCGACCGAATATACGGTAGATACCAAATCCGAACCGGCAAGAGTCTATCCTGCTTATGGCAAGTATTGGCCTGTCGTGCGGTCGATAAGAAATACGATTGCAATAAATTACATTACGGGTTATGGGGCACAATTTAATGCTAATTCAGGAACTGATTATATTACGGCTTACGGCAGAACCTATACTGATGGTGACAGAGTAAGGGTTTGGAATAGTGGTGGTTCATCGGGAGCATTGCCAATAGGTTTGTCGGCTTATGCAGATTATTATGTGATTAACCAAAGTGGTTCGACTTTCCAAGTATCGACAACTTCGGGTGGCAGTGCACTTGATATAGAAAATACGGGCACGGGCGCTCATTTTATAGGTCATCCCGATTTCGGCGAAGTTCCCGAAAAGATTATAGCTGCGCTAAAACTGTTAGTTGGCCACTGGTACGAGCATCGGGAAGAAATTATCGGCACGACATTAAAACCCGTGCCTCTGGCAGCGGCGGCGCTATTGCAGCAGAACAGGATAAATTGGTAAAAACGCACTGTTGGCCCAAAACACGAAAAAGGGGCATATTGGCACGAACAAATTAAGTTAGGCCCTTAGAATCGAAACAGGGCGTGATAATATACCATTTATAGGCAGGATAAACCGGTGAGGGCAATAGATTTTCTAATGTCGATGAAATACCTGCCGGGGAGCACAGAGGGGCATTGTGCCCGTCCGAGCCGTTCTGAAGTTAAGCGTTGGTTAAAAAAATCATCTGTAGTAATAAACGGCCAAAAACCAGAGCCAACAGATGAGATTGAATTTCCAATAACAGAATTGGTGTTCTTCCCGAAATCAAAAAGACGTAAATGCACTACAATATACTGTGAGGGCATAAGGTGAGAGCGGGGGAATTGAGGCACAGGGTAGCATTTAAGAGCGATGCGCCCACGCAGGACGAGTATGGCGAGCCAATTGAGAACTACAGTACCTATATGACCGTCTGGGCGGCAATAGAGCCGTTAGAGGGCAGGGAGCTTCTTCTGGCCCAACAGGTAAATGCCGAGGTCACTATCAGGGTAAGGATACGTTACGATTCGGGCAATACAGTCAGCCCCGAACATCGAATCATTATCGGCTCACGCACTTTAGAGATAGTCAATGTGATAAATCCTTCGGAGCGAGATGAAAAATTGACTTTAATGTGCAAGGAAATCGTCTAATTGTGAAAGGATAAAAAAATGACCATTACCGTTATAGGAATTGATAAAAAAACTGGACGATGTCCTCATTGTGGACGGAAACCAGTGATAATGAATTTGCCTGTAGTTGCCGAGTTGTCACATACGAAAAAAGAATATATGAAAAAACAGTCAATTGATGCTTGTATTGCAGATATTGTGCGGGCATTAAATAAGGGCGGGGTAAAAACAAAAGCATCGTGTTGTGGACACGGGGAAACTCCAGGCGATATTATATTATGTGATGGGCGAAATTTAACCATAACAACAAGGGACATAAAGAATTTTCCACCACCACCACCGCCGCCGCCCTCTAACGAACTTCTAAAAGAAGGCAATAGTATACGGACTTCCTTAAAAAGATAAGTTGATTTGATGTGCAAGGAAATCGTCTAATTGTGAAAGGATGAAAGATGTCATTACGTTGGCGTAAATCAGGGGAATTACTTTGTGCTGCTAAATATGACGAAAAGCCTGGCGATACTTATATAGATGACCGACTTCAGTATCAATTGGCAATAGAACATAAAGTTATTATTCCAGATATAAATGAGAACACAAATGGAATACATCATTGGATTAAAGACATATTCCCAATAGCAGAAAAATAACTTTTAGCAAGGAAATCGTCTGATGCAATTTCGCATAGAACTCGAAGGCGCGAGGGAATTAGAAAAGAAACTCGACCGACTTGAAAAAACGACTGGCAAAAAGATAGTCCGGTCGGCTACTCGCAAGGGTTCCACCGTAATTCGCAAGGCTACACAATCTAATGCCAAGAGTATGGTAGGCGGCGAAATGGGGACTTTGATAGGCAAGAATGTAGTCACCCGCGCCCATAAAAAACAAAAAAAAGGTTCTTATGCACTCTGGACAGGAACGAGGCCGGGCGTTGATGAATTTGTCCATATTGCAAAAGGCAAGAGCAAGTACAAAGATAAGCGCACTTATATTCCAGCGGCAATAGAGTACGGCCACGACAATGCCGCCGCAATTCCTTTTGTGCGGTCGGCGGTTGACAGTAAAGGCGAGCAGGCGAAACAAACAACTATTAAAGAAATAGATAGAGGCATTAAGCAAGAGGCGAGGCGTGGCAGTTGATACTCCCGAAAAAGCGATTGTTAGTATTCTCAAAAACGATACAGACGTTGATGGTCTTGTATCTACTCGAATATATCCTAACGAAGTTCCACAGGGCGCATCAATGCCTGCCATAAGCTACGAGCAGGCCAGCGGCGACCGAGAGCATACAATGGACGGCCCCGTTGGGATGGTCGATGCGAGCTTTGTGATTAGTTGCTGGGCCTCGACCTATGCTGTCGCAAGGGAATTGGGCGGTTATGTTCGACTTGCTTTAGATGGTTATTCCGGCACAGTGGGAAGTCAGGTGTTTTGTGTGATATTCTTAATGAACGAATCCGACAATCTCCA